TGGTTAACCAAAGAAGTCATTGTTAAGCATCGGTACAAAGGTGGAGTTCACGCTACCCACAACAACACCGTAGGGGCTGGCACAAGCATTGTCACAGGCCACTTGCACAGTCTAAAAGTCACGCCTTACGCTGACTACAACGGCAATCGGTTTGGCGTGGATACAGGGACATTAGCAGACCCTTATGGCCCGCAGTTTTCTTACTCTGAACACAACCCTTTAAACCACCGTTCGGGCTTTGCCATGCTGACATTTAGGGATGGGCAGTTATTGTGGCCTGAGTTGTTCCATGTATGGAGCCCAGATCACGTTGAGTTTCGCGGGGAAATCATACAAGTGGACGGTTATTAGCCGCCCACTATATGCTTACTCTGCAATTTCGTCGTCTTCGTCTTCGCATTCTGTTACGTCACACTCGTACCAGTCATCAGACTCCTCGTCATACCAGTAGTACACCTCATTTTCCGCATCGTACCAGTACGCCGTGCCTTCTTCGTCGTACTCGTATTCTTCGTCTTCTTCTTCGTCGTCAATAAAATCAAAGTCATCGTCTATTTCTTCCATGTTTTCAACAAAAGAAGCCAAAGCAACTACTTTCCAAAAATCGCAAGTGTTGTACTTAACAACATCACCAAATCCCAAATTAATCTCAAGCGTGAAGTCCATAAAATTCCCCTAAAAATGTGGCGCAGCACAACGCTGCAACCACATCGTAGCCTATTTTTTGAAGAGATTTATGTCAGGTTTGGGGCTATTTTCAGGCACGGGAATTGCTATATAAACAGGTGTCCAGTCCCTGCCATAGCGTTGTTTTTCCCAACGATCTATGTATACGTCAGGCATCACCGGCAGCGCCATTTTGATGCAATCTGCCGTAAGACTGGTGTAAAACTGGATTTGTTTACGGGTAAGTCCATCGGGGTGTTCTCGTAAAGCCTTCCTAATATCGGCGTGTCTACTGCGCCTCATTTACTTTTTACTTTCTTAAAGTCAAGCGCACCAGGGCGCACGTATTCGTCTTTAGGCGGCTGGTATACCGGCTGGTTCCAAATGTTAATTGCGTTGGCTAAAGCCTCGTTATCGGCCTTTGGGCGGCGTTTCCAAGGGGTTGTGATGTTCAGCGCTTTGCGGGCCGAATCTGATTCAATGTTAAGTAAAAAGCTCATTTTGTCCAATGTCATTAATCGTTTTGAGGCAAAGCCTGTCATTTCAGTACTACCGCTGCAACAAGCATCCATACGCCTACAACGATGGCTGCAAAGGCCAGGATGCCTTTAACTTGTTGAGCAAGAAACTCCCAAGTGTCATGTTCTTCCTCGGGTGTTTCATGCGCCATATACGCTTTGTCTGCGTCTGTCATTTGTACTCCTTCATGCGTGTTTCAAGGCGCTCTATACGAGTCAAATTCATATCAAGCACGGCGGTTGCATACTCTACTGCGTTTTCGGCCTCCAAGCGATCTAAGTGCGCCTGGGCAAGTTCATTGCTGATTACTTCCAGCGGAGTGCGATCACGCCAAAAATCTTTGAATGCTTTTAGGAATTTCATGCTTTAACAAATACGCCGTTTTCGCGGAGTATCCCTTTACGGTTTTTGATTGAATCGTAGGCAACTTCCATGCAGTCAACCAAATTGATGTCTTGCAGGGCGCAGTAAATGATGAGGCAAACCATTACGTCACCCACCGAATCAACAATGTCCTCGCGGTTGTCTTTAATGGTGGCATCGGCAAGTTCTCCCATTTCACTCATTGCTTTGAGTAATTGAGTTCCAGGCGTTGAGTTAGGGATAATCTTGCGAGCCTCTGCCCAACGTATTATGTCCATCTCTACCATTGCATAAGTAGTCATGGCTGTTCCTTAAAACGGTACGTCATCATCTTTTGGAAAACCATCTTTTGGTTTTGGATCGTTGATATACGCCCAACCATTCCATCCGCCTTCCATTAGTGGAACAACATCCAGCTTGAGCATTTCGCCGTTTTTAGTAGTAATGATGCTACCGATGCGCTGATAACGGTTTTTTTGTGCGCCGTCTTTATTGGTGTATGTCCCAACAATACAAGAGATTTCTTTAGTTACTGCCATGATTCATTTCCTCAAGTTGGGTTACTTTACGTTGGACTTCATTGAGGAATGTAACCACTTCTTCCTCTAAAGTTTTGATGTATGCGTCATCACGATTAACCCGTGAAACCCACATTTGAAGATGCGCCGGCATTCTTGAATCAAAAGAAACAAAGTCGCACCAGGCGCGGCCGGTGCAAGCCATTTGCCATTGCATTTGCGTGATGTACTTTGTAGGCACTTTCTGCGTCAACAAAGTATCAATGTGCGTTGCTGTATTTGGGCATTTAATTTCAATTTGCCCATCATCACCGACAAGGCCATCAGGAGACGCGCCAGCCATTTTAATTGTTGGGTGGGTAATCATTGCCACTTCATCCACCATCACGCCGGTTTGAGCCTCATACGCAGCCCTAGCAAACGGTTCATTGTCTGTACCCCATTGCATTGCAGAGTTGGTGTACGATTCCGCTACCGTGTTTGTTAGCCGTTCGCATACCAATTGAGCCATGTAATTTTCACGGCTGGTGGAGTAACCAGTCTTAGTCTTGGCAATTACGTCCGCAACCCGTGATGCGGTAACCTTGCCCAGACGTTGAGCAAACCATTCGGGTGTGCCTTGTTCAATTGTCATTAGTCCAGCCCAAGCATTAGGTAATTCAAGCGGCATTTTTAAGTTCCTTAAAGCGTTTGTTTTTTTCTGCAATTACTTTGGCTTGATATATCTGATTGCCATCACAACAAGCATACGCACCGTTATAAGCAATTTTTAGTTCGTCAATAGTGGCGCAAGCTGCCATTTTTACTAGCAGTTCTTCAATGGCGTTTACGTTTGGTTCTGATGCTGGCTGCGCTGGACGTTTGGTTGCCGCATTGCCATCGTCATCTTCGGGGGCAATGCCCGAGGCAGTCATTAAAGAATAACGGCGCGCATAAGTCAACGCCGAGCCGTAACCCTGGGCATCTTGTTTAGATGCTGGAACGTGAAATTTTCCACACTCCATCATTTCGCCTGATTCGTGCACAAAAACTGTTTCCACAGTTACGCCTGTGTCGTCCATGCTAGTGCGCTGAACAAGGGCAATACCAGCCCCATTTAGCCCGTCAATCACCGCTTCAACACAAGCCGACAAGTCAGCGTACTTGCTGCGAAAATGTGGATTGGTTGAACTTTTAAGCGCTGGCCCAAATGCGCGTTGTGCTTTAACCAATGCTGTTGCTATATTTTTCATAATGCCCATCCATAAACAAGTACCCATGCCAATGAAATGCCGATAAAAACGGCGAGTGTGTAATCTTTTGCTTTATTCATCATTTGTCCCAAAATTAGTGATTGCTTTGTAAACTTCATCTCCAATGTCATCCAGGCTAAACGGGATGCCGTCAAAGATTTCGGGCCAATGATTCATGAGACTTGCGTTGATCTCATAAAGCAAACGGCACATTTCAACTGGGGGTATGTATCCTCGGATTACCGCTTCTTTAAATTCAGCGGTGAGGGCAGCTATTTCTTTCATACTTTTTCCCCTGTTGCGTTAGAGGCAAACATTTGGATATGGCATCCACGTTTGATGAGTAGATTGACTGCTTTAAGTGCGTTGGTGAGGCTGGTAAATTCCAAGTGGTAATCACCTGGCACAAATGGTTGTCCTGAGACAATTTCTACAATGTAAGAAACTTTCATTTACTGACTCCTTAAAAGACCCCGAGAAGTTCAGGGCATGGACGAATTATCACAAATGTGAACTCATCTTGCAAGTCTTTTTTAAATTTTTTTAGTTAGTTGCCTTAATACAACACTTCACAGATGTGATATAGTGGGACATGGACTTACTGGAAATTGCAATCAAAGCGGCTGGCGGCGTGGGCAGATTGGCCTATATGCTGGACGTGAAACAGAACGTCATCAGCAACTGGCGGCAGCGGGGAGTGCCCAAGTCCTGGCAACAGGTGCTTGTTTACAAGTTCAAGAAACAGATTGCGGAAGCGCAGAAAGTGGTGTAAGATTTTGTGAAACACGGCTAGGTACGAAGTCATGAGCGTACCGAAAAGGGTTATCCCTTCCCCTGCCGAGGTTTCCTTTAAAGGGTGTGAAAAAGGAA